ACTGACCGCGCTCCTCCGGGAGAACGGCCCCTGGTCCTCGATCCGCGTCCTCCCTCAGCGCTTCCACGCGTACGCCTCCGGACGGGACTTCCGAGTGGAGGCGGTCCGTTGATCTACGCGATGATGCCGTTCGCAAACGACATGAACCTGGGCCGCGCCTACAACGAGGCGATGGCTCTGATGGGAGAGGAGGACTGGGCCTGCTTCCTCGACCACGACGCCATCTGGACCACAAGGGAGTGGTACCGACAGCTCGAAGAGGCGGCCGCGTTCCGCCCGGACGCCGGGATGTTCACGGCGGTCCAGAGCCGCGGCTGGCAGGCGTGGCAGGTCGGGCCGAACCCCGATAGCCACGACATGGCGCGGCACCGCGCCATTGGGAAGGGCCGGCTCAAGACGCGGACCCTCCTCGACGTGACGGTCAACTCCGGGATCGCCGGGGTCGTCATGCTGATCTCGAAGCGGTCCTGGCGCCTGGCGGGGGGCTTCGTAAACGGGATGATGTGCGTCGACCACGCCATGCACTTCAAGCTCGCCTCACTCGGCCGCCGGGTCTACGTGATCGAGGGGCTCTACGTCTATCACTGGCGCCGGGCGAACGGGGACGGGCCGCCGTCGAACGCCCCCGTCGCGGCGAACTGCCCCTGCTCTCAGATAAGGCGCGGGGAGAGCGCCCCGACCCGGAGGCTCACGCTCCCTTGAAGCGGCTCGAGTCCGTCTGGTTTGAGAACGACACGCGCCAGTACGCGCGACTTGCCCGCGTCCTCGAGGCTACGGCGCGGCGCCACCTCCCCGGCTGGGAGGTGAACGTCCGCGGGATCAAGCGCGACTTGACATTCTCCCGGGTCCTCGGGGAGTCCGCCTCCTCCAACACCCAGAAGCTGGAGGAGTGGGCCCGCATCGCCGCCTCGGCCCCGGAGGGGGACCTCCTGGCGCTCCTCGACGCGGACACGTTCCTGACGGCCACCCTCGACCCCGTGTGGGACCTCGACTTCGACGTCGCTCTGACGGAGCGGGCCGGCTCCCACCTCCCCCTCAACGGCGGCGTCATCTTCCTCCGCGCGGGAGCGCGGGCGCGTGACTTCATGAAGGCGTGGGCGGAGACGAACCGGGAGCTGTTCTGCAGCCCCAAGCTCCTGGATCCATGGAGGAAGCGCTACGGGGGGATGAACCAGGCCGCCCTCGGGAAGGTCCTTGAGACGCGGCCGCCCGGGGGGGCCAAGGTCCTCCGCCTCCCCTGCCTCGAGTGGAACTGCGAGGACTCCTCCTGGGCCCAGTTTGACCCCGCGCGGACGAGGGTCATCCACGTCAAGTCCGCCCTGCGGACCGCCGCGTTCGGGATGGACGGCGCCTTCGGCCCGGTCGCCCCCCTGATGCGGCTCTGGCGCGCGGAGGAGCGCGCGCTAGGATCGTACCGCGCGTCCGGCCCGGATCTTGGCTGAGTGACCTTGGGGGTCAAGGGCGATGGCCGCTTGGGACGCGGCCGCGCACTTTACGCGGTGCGCTTCCTTCTGCTCGGGGGTCAGGGACCCCCACCACGCCCGGTAGCCCCTTCGGGAAGCCGCCCGTCTCTTTGGGTTCCACGCCCTTCTCATCTTCTCGATCGTCTCTTCGGAGTGTTTGAAACCAGGGCGGCGGACGGGACCGTATCCTCGGGAGAAGCGGTCGCGGCTCTTCGCGTCCCGGTCGTGGCTGTTGTCCGCCTGCGTCCCTTCCCACAGGTGCTTCGGGTTGCAGCACGGGGGGTTGTCGCAGGAGTGGAGTACGCAGGGTTTTTCTGGCGCGGGCCTTCTCCCTCGGGACAGGATGAAGGCGGTCCTGTGGGCGTACTGGTCGGGGTAGCCTTTGCCGGCGCTTCCATAGCCGCTAGGAAAGTAAGGCCCGGTCCAAGGCCAACAGGCGTCGGGACCCCCGGAGGAATCGACCCTCTTCCAGAAGCGGACCGCGGCCCTGTCCTCACGGGTCGTGCTGGGGTCAAAGGAGTGGACGGGGAGCCCGAGGGCTCGGGCCGCGGTCGAGCGGCCTATGCCCTCCTTAGCCATCAGGCCGTCGATGGCCTGGACCTCCCTTTCCCTTCGCGCGTGTGCTCCGCTGTCCCTTCGACCTACCCCGTACGCGCGGAGGACCTGGTAGACCCGCTGCCGCACAATGCCGTAACGTCCGGCGATGTCTTCCGCCCGGTCCCCCGCCTTGTACGCCCGGATGATCGCCCAGTTTCTCTCTTCCATACCCCCTAATTCTACCACAAGGACCGCGGAAAAAAGTAAAGCTGGATGGGCTGTACTAGAGGATAGAGGGCAATGGCTTTTACCCAGTCGGACCTCGACCGGATCCGCACCGCGATTGCGCGCGGCGAGAAGACGGTTCAGTTCGCCGATCGTAGCACGACGTATCGTTCCATGGACGAGCTGCTCCAGGCGGAGGCGCGGATCGCGGCCGCCCTGGCGGCCCGCACGCGCCAGTCGTACGGCTCCGCCTCAAAGGGCTTCGGAGAGGTCTGATGAACGCCGCGAAGAGGGACGCACTCGCCCGTCTTGCTCCGCGTCCGCGCGCCATGGTCTACGAGTCCGGCGCCGTGACGCGGCGGACCCTGGACTGGCGCTCCCCGACGGTGTCGCCGAACTCCAGCGTCATCCCGCTCCTCCCGCTCCTACGGGATCGTTCCCGGGCGGCCGTTCGCAACGACGGCTACGCGAAGGGATCGATCGAGAAGCTGGTCACCAACATCGTAGGGACCGGCATCAAGCCGCTGTCCCAGGCCGCGTCGGCGGACTTCCGGAAGGCGGTCCAGGCGCTCTGGCTCAAGTGGACGGACGAGAGCGACGCGGACGGGCTCCTGGACTTCTACGGCCAGGAGGCGCAGGCGGTCCGGTGCTGGCTCGAGGCGGGGGAGGTGTTCATCCGCCTTCGGCCGCGCTACCCGACGGACGTCAGCATCACGGGGACGCCGCTCTCCGTCCCGTTCCAGGTCCAGGTGATTGAGCCGGAGCTGTGCCCCCTGAACTACAATGCCACGCTCGCGACCGGGAACCGGATCCGCGCCGGCATCGAGTTCGACTCGATCGGGCGTCGGACCGCGTACTGGTTTTACGAGCAGCGCCCGGGGGACCTGATGGACTGGAACCAGGGGGTCATCAACCCGGTCCCGGCAGAGAACATCATCCACGTCTTCGACCCGCTCCGCGCGGGGCAGATTCGCGGGATCCCCCACCTCACGGCCGCCCTGATCCGCCTCCGGGAGCTCGATAAGTTCGACGACGCGACGCTCCTCCGCCAGCAGCTTTCCGCCATGTTCGTAGCGTTCCTCAAGAAGAGCCCGGTCGAGGGCGGGGACGTGGACGCGCTGACGGGGAACGCGATCCAGACCTCCGACGGGCAGCCCGTCATCGCCCTCCAGCCGGGGGGTTTCAACGAGCTGGGGCCGGGGGAGGAGGTCCAGTTCAGCGATCCCCCGGACGTCGGGCAGATGTACACGGACTTCATCCGCCAGCAGCTCATGGCTGCGTGCGCGGCCGCGGGCGTCCCGTACGAGGTCCTCACGGGGGACATGAGCCGCGTGAACGACAGGACGGTCCGCGTCATCCTCCATGAATTTCGCCGGTCGATCCAGGGCCGGCAGCACCACGTCGTAGCCTTCCAGCTTTGCCGCCGCGTCTGGTCCGCCTGGCTTGACCGCGTGTTCCTCTCCGGTGCGCTCCCGATCCCGCCGGCGTACCTGAAGGACCGGGAGCCCTGGGCAAAGGCCAAGTTCCAGCCGCAGGGTTGGCCCTACATCCACCCGGTCCAGGACGTCGAGGCGGCTCGCAGCGCGATCCGCGCCGGGTTCACCTCCCGGACCGCCACGGTCGCGGAGCAGGGAGATGACGCCGAGGTGATCGACGAGGAGAACGCCGCAGACAACAAGCGGGCGGACGACCTTGATCTCACCTACGAATCCGACGGCAGACAGCCGGTCGGGAAGGGGGCGGCCCCCGCCCCCGCGCCGGCGCCGGCGGCAGCTCCGGCAGACCCGAACGCGGAGCCCGATACGGCTCTGCCCAGCAAGGGAGGGAAGTGATGGACGAGGTCGTCGAGCAGACCGTCGATCTCGAGGCGGTGACGGTCGCCGCGCTCGAGGGAGCCCCGGAGCGGAGGACGCTAGCGTCCCGTCCCTGGTACTCGATCCAGGGCTCCGCCGCGGAGCCGGAGACGGCGGACGTAAGCATCTACGACGCGATCGGGTCCTGGTCGGACGGTGTGACCGCGAAGCAGTTCCTCGCGGACCTCCAGGTGATCCCCGAGACGGTCAAGACCATCAACCTCCACGTCAACTCCCCGGGCGGGGACGTCTTCGACGCGATCACCATCGCGAACGGACTCCGCGCCCACCGGGCCAAGGTCCGGACCACCATCGAGGGGTTGGCCGCCTCCGCGGCCACCATCGTCACGCAGGGCGGGTCGGACGAAGTCCTCGTCGCGGACAACGCGGTCGTAATGATCCACGACCCGTGGGGCTTCGCGATGGGGACCGCCAAGGATATGCGGAACACCGCCGACGCCCTGGACCGGAGCCGAGACGCGATCGTGGCAACGTACCGGCGCAAGTCCCCGCTCTCCGCCCGGAAGCTGGCAGACATGATGGACGCGACCACGTGGATGAGCGCCGACGAGGCGGTCTCGAACGGGTTCGCGGACCAGAAGATGAAGTGGCTCAAGGCGGCGAACACCATCGACCCGGGGGCAATCCAGGCGCTCGGGGACATCCCCGAGGCGTACCGCGAGACGGTCCAGTCCCTCCAGAAGCCGAAGCACGTCGACCTGATCATGGAGATCAAGGTGGACGCCGCGCAGGTGGACGCCGCGGTCGAGCAGATCAAGGAGTCCGCGGTCGAGGTGAAGGTCATCCCGGAGCCGGACCCGGTCGACGCGGTTCCGGCCGCGTCTCCGGAGGCGGTCCTGGCGCTCTGCCGGGAGGCGGGGATCCAGGACCTCGAGTTCGCGAGCAACATCATCGCGCTCGCGACCCCGGAGGCGGACGTGAAGCAGCTCGTCCTCGCGGAGAAGGAACGCCGGGTCGCGGAGTTGGAACGGCAGGACCAGATCAAGGCGGTGTGCAAGCTCGCCGGATCCGAGGACCTGGCGGAGCAGTACATCAAGGGAGGCATGCCGGTCGAGCTCGTGAAGGCACAGCTCGTCACGGTGACCGCAAAGGTGGACGCGGCGCGCGCGCGGATCGACACCGCGCTCCGCGCGGACGCCCCCGCCGGACGGACGAAGCCGGTGATCGACGTCGTCGCAATCTACGCGGAGCGCAACGCGCGCCGCTGACAGGAGGAGTAAAAGATGTCCCTGACGGAGAAGCAGTACACCGGCGAGTTCATCCAGTCCGAAGCGCCGGGATCTCTCAGCCGGAGCAACGTCACCGTGACGGTGGCGGCCGCGACCGTGCTCTACCCCGGGATGGTCCTCGCCAAGCTTTCGAGCTCCGGCAAGTACGTCCCGTACGACAACGCCGGGACGGACGGGAGCGAGGCCGCGCGGGCGGTCCTCTACGCCAAGATCGACAACGAGGAGGGCGTGTCCCCCGCGGACTTCGCCGGGGTGGTCATCGACTGCCTGGCGGAGGTCCGGAAGGCCGACCTGCAGTGGGACGCCGGCGTGGACGCGGGCGGCAAAACCGCTGCGTACGCCGACCTCGCCGCGTACTTCATCAAGGCGCGCGACTGACGCGGGCCTGAAGGCAAGAAAGAGAAGGAGAGACAGACCATGCTGGACGTCTTCAAGCAGGACGCCTTCGGGACCGTCAGCCTCACCGACGCGTTCATCAAGGCGCCGTACAAGCCCGGCCGGATCGGAGCGATGGGCCTGTTCCGCGAGAGCGGGATCCGGACCACGACCGCAGTCATCGAGTGGAAGGACGGGCACCTCAGCCTGATCCAGACCTCGCCCCGCGGCGGCCCCGGCTCGACCACGAGCAACAAGAAGCGGACGGCCGTCGCCGTGGTGGTTCCCCACCTCGAGCGGGAGCGGACCATCCTCGCGGACGAGCTGCAGAACGTCCGCGCCTTCGGCTCCGAGGACGCGACGCCGGCGTACCAGGCGATCGTGGCCGAGAAGCTGGCGGAGCTGCGCGCGGACCACGAGGTGACGCTCGAGCACATGCGGGCGTCGGCGATCCAGGGGATCGTCAAGGACGCGGACGGCTCGACCCTCCTCAACTGCTTCACCACGTTCGCCGTCTCCCAGAGCACGGGGTACGTCACTCCGAACCCGACGACCGACGAGTACGGCGCTCTCCGCGGTGAGATCGTCACGATGCAGCGGACCGTCGAGGGCGTCCTCGGTGCGGTCCCCGTCTCCGGCTATCGGGCCTTCTGCGGCAAGGTGTTCTTCGACACCATCCGCGCCGACGTCTCGATCTCCAAGACGCTTCGGTACGCGGACCCCGCCTCCCTCCTCGCGAACGACGGCCGCTCGTTCTCGTTCGGCGGAGTGACGTGGGAGGAGTACGTGGGCTCGACCGGCGGGACGCCGTTCTTCGCGGACAGCGAGGCTTACCTGATCCCCAACGCCGACATCTTCCGGACGTACTACGCCCCGGCGGACTTCATCGAGGCGGTCAACACGATCGGTCTCCCCGGCTACGCCAAGGTGGTCGACGACGCGGAGCTCAACCGCTGGACCAAGATCCACACCCAGAGCAACCCCCTGGTCCTCTGCCTCCGGCCCGACGCCGTCGTGAAGGTCGGGCTCAGCTCGTAACCCAACCCGGTGGACGTCCGCCCTACTTTCGAGAGCGATCAGGCCGCGTTCGGCATCGTGGCGGTGGTAACCGTCCCCGGCGGGACGGCGGTGG